TCCAGCTCCTGTTGCAGCGTGAGAAACGTCGCCACTTAGCCGACTACCTTGCAGACAAGAGTCGCCCGGGCCGTAGCCTGATTTCCGCTCGATCCATCTACCGTGATGTTCAGAAGCGTGTTGGCGGATAGGGGGTAGCCTTCCTCTCCGAAATCAATCGGAAAGTGGCCCACAGCATCTGCATCCCCTTCAAAGAAGCGCGTTCCACCGACTCCATCCTCCAGAGCAACTTCACCGCCGGCTGCGGCAGCGGCCACCGTTACGGTCACATAGCCCCGCAGAACAACCAGTTTCTTCCCGCTTCCTTGCGCTGCAATCACGGTAGCGTCAGCAGAGCCCTGCGCCGCTTCCGCTGTTCCCGTCACAATCTGATAACTCGTAATCATGTTGGTCTCCTTAAAATAAAAGGGGCCGTCACAACGGAACCTGCTTCCGTCATGACAGCCCCTGCAACTGTCTCGATTCCCCAGGAGCGTGTTTGGCGCTTTTGCAGACCGGTTGCGAACCGATCCCTGGGCTTAATTCGTTCTTAAGCTACGGCGACTTTCTTATGCTTCCTTTCTTTGTGCATCCGCAGCGCGTTCCGTGCGTATTTGCCTTCGAACTCAGCCGTGCAACCTTCCTCCGGGCACTTTTCAACCATCAAAGGCGCTGATTTTTTCGGCTCGTTTCCGCTGGCGTCCAGTAGAGGGGCCGCTTCTTTGGGAAGAGGAATCACCACAACGTCTTCTGGCTCCAATGTCACGGAGTCCGTTTTGTTTGCAGCCAACGGCAACGCCATGTCCTCCAGCTTCTCCTGGAGGCGAACGTCCTTCGACACGTTCTGCCGAACGTAATCGCAAATCTCCTTCCATTTTTCCTCGTTAGAATTAATTGTCCAGTCCACGAGATAGAAGAAAGCGTCCTCCTCTACGATCGGGTCGAACCGGCGAACCTGCCCGGTCAACAAATCCTTCTCCGGCGGAATCTGTGTCACCTTCTTCGTCTTCCCCATCCACTCTTTCCAGTGACGCGGGAACCCGTCCGCCCGACACATCTCGAAACCATGAAGCAATCGCTGCGGAAGTTCATCAAACGCGATCACCCTGTCTGGCATTGCCATTAGTCTGAATACCTGCATGCTTCCTCCTTTATCGTTACGTCAAAACGAGGCGGCCCCAACGGGGAGAGGGGAGCAAACCCTAGGGACCGGCCTCAAATTTTTAAACACAGACCGCTCCGCGATGCTTGAAAATCTCCGTCAGCATCGTTCCGACTCGATTCTTGAACGTATGGTTTTTGATCACCTCTTCGTAGCCAGCCTGAGCAATTTTCTCCCGCTCATCATCGTGAGAAAGATAATATTTGGCCTTATCCACCATCTCGTCCAAAGTGCGATAAAGGACAAGATGCTTCCCGTCTTCAAACAAATCCTCAATCGTCGGAATCCAGTTCGTCAGCAAGAACGAGCCCGTTGCCATGGCTTCGAACGTCCGCATATTGATGTCATCCGTCATGGAGATATTGAAAACGATTTTCGAATCGCCGTAGATCTTTGCCGCTTCTTCAAAGCGCTTCTGCCCGTAGTAAAAGTTCGAGAACTCAGAAAACAGCCGGTCTAAAGCATCGATGCGATTCTGCGAGTTAACATGGCCGACAAAGCAAATGTCATAGACTTTTGACGCCTTCGTGATCTTCGGATAGGCCAACGGTTCCACCGCATGCGGCAACCAAATCGGATTCGGCACGCCATCCGCTTTCATTTTTTCCACGGCCGCTTTTTGAGCAACAAAGACGATATCCGCTCGTTTTGCCATCGAAAGCCGGTAAGGGTAGCTATCGCCTTCCGCCCCATTGTTAATGTGAGTATCGGACGCCCAATAGATCATCGGTTTGGGACATTCCAGTGCCTCGTAAGGAAGAATCCCTTTTAGCGCGTCCTCTCCCCAATCCACCCAAATGTGATATTCGGGCTTCCCGTAGGGCTTCAGGTCCCCGTAGGGGCGCACATGCTCGATGATGAGACCGTCCGGTTCGTTCGCCAGCAACAATTCCTTGGTCAGGGCTTCGGACAAGGGATCAGAAACACGCTTCCCATCAACTAGCGGGAAATACCGTAGGAGCTTTTCGTTCACGCTTCGTTTTGTTGCAACGTCCGCGTAATACTGCATGCGCTTCAGAAATGCCGTCACATACAGTGGATTTCCGTCGTTCCGCCCCAGTTGCGATTCGTAATAGGTCGCCAGTTCAAGCATGAGCCAACTCCCTGACTTCAGACACGACGTGGTTCGTTTTCTTAAAGCAGCTCACGAACGATATCCCGTTACCCGTTTGTTTGCTCTCGATCTCCTGAAACCCGCAGGCCTCCGCCAAATGCCGAAGCGATTCTTGGGTGAACGCATGGGCATGTTCCATATTAAGGGGGATGCCGGCTGTTACGCCCTCATCGGGAACGGCAATAATCAGCCGACCGTTGAACTTTAAAATACGATTCCAGTTACTGAGCGTCTTTATGGGGTCGATGCAGTGTTCCAATATGTGCCGGGCTAACACGGTATCGGAAGAAAACTCATCAATCGGCAGTTCTTCCTGAACATCAGCCACAATATCCGCCACGCTCTTGGCGCCATGAAGATGGGGAATTTCCTCTCCGGCAGGTATTCTGTCCACGCCGATAGATCTGGAAACCGTTTTCGTGGCACCACAACCCAACTCCACCACTTTGTCGCCTTCCACATAGGACCGGACAATTTGCCCCTCGATATCATCCGGCGCATCACCAAACGGCATCTGATCGACAAGTTGGTTGTAATAGTAAGAGTAAAATGTCTTGAAACCGTGCTTGCGTATCAACGCGAACTGCGTTCGCTCGATCATCTGCGGCGAATTCCAGCCATTCGCAACACCTGCGTATCCGTCGCCATAAACACGCGTCCCCGTTTTGAAGCCGTGGTGAATAATAAATGCCCCCGGGTCAATGACCAGTTTTTTCCCAGCCTTTCGGAATCGAATGGACATATCGAAATCATCTCCTCCCGGAAGAACCGTATCGACTCCACCGATGGCGTCCAATTCGTCTCTCTTTATCATGACGGTAAAGAAAATAAGCCAATTGACCTCTGTCCTCGTCATCGGTGCGCTCGGATGGTAAATTGTCTGAAGCCCCGATGCGGTTGTCGTGGCCGGCCCCACAGCAGCTACGTTCCGATCCATGAAGCTCGTCAAAAGACGCTGATAAAACCGGCAGGAAGACGACGGTAAAAACGTATCGTCATTCTGGAAACAAACGAACTTAGCATCGGACTTCTTCAAGGCATAATCCAAGCCGCGCTCCCAACCCAAATTCTCACCCGGTTCCAACACCTCGATTCCCTTCACGCCGCCCCACTGCTCTTTGATCGGCTGTTTTCCATTGTTGACGATCAAAAGGCGGGCGCCGTCGTTTAAAATGCCGGTCTTCACAATCGACATCACGCACGGGTCGAGATATTGCGGGTTATTCCAGGTTGGAATTACGATGTGCAATAAGTCGCTCATGTCACCCTAGAACCAATCGGGACGGCTTCCCCGAAAGATTCTTGTCCTCGTATTTGCTGTAAATGGGTGTCTTATCTTGATAACCAAGCTCGTTCCGGACTTTCTCCACGTAAGCCCTCGTCACCTCAATCGGATGTGACAGGTGGCCAATCTCCGTCGATGTATCCATGAACACACGGAATCCAAGTTTTCTAGCTTTGTGACAAAACAAAATATCCTCCCCCGTCCCCGATGTGCAACCGTCCATAAACCTCTGGCCTTTCATGGCCTTGATGACTTTCATTTTGATAAGAACGGCGCCAAAACCAACAGCATCCGCTTCGACAAGTGCGTTCTCAGGAAAACGATCAACATGGTGATTGATAAAATAAGCGCTCCGCGAAACGGGGTCCCATCCTTCCTTGATTTCATAGAGAACAGCCTTGTGCGGGAAATTCCGCGTAAACGCCAACGGCGCGACGATGTCAACGTCGTGGCGAAACAAGCGTTCGAAAAGATCATTTGGGCACGTCATGTCGTCGTCAATCATAAATAGGTAATCCGCGCTCACCTCTTCGGCAAACTTGGCGGCCTCTTCCCGGGCCAGCGGCGTAAAGATCCGCCCGAGCGTGAGGAAAAACCATTCGATCTGCTTCGTTCCTAAAATTGATGTGTATTGCGGATACTGCGACCAAAACTCTTTCATTACTTTGGCCGCCACATCAGCGTCATGCTTCTCTAAGATTTCCCGTATTTCGTTGGCGGCCCTGGCCAAACCGCATTTGCGCCCCATGGACAAGAAATTATCCAGACGGTTCGCCTGGCTCTCTACCTGCGAACGCGCTTCGTTCGGAACACAAACGGCAACGCGAATTGTTTCACTCATCGGATCACCCGCAACTGAACCAGTAACAGTTCCCACAGCGAATAGCGTTTCGGCGATTTCATCTTATGGCCCGCGTGAAGACCGACGGGAGACCGATACACTTGACGCGTAACGACCATCCCGTCGGTTTCACAACGGTCCACTTCCAAAAGGTCATAGTGGAACGGATTGCGAAACGTGGGCGACCACCGAATCAAATGAGTCGTCGGTAAAGTGCCAAACGCTTTTCGAATCACAAACCACCATTCCCCTAACGTCATAGAGCCCGGACGAGTCCTTTGCAATACGACTGCGCCTGCGTCGAGACGGCCACGGGGGTCGTCGCCGCAATGACGTAGCGATAGAACAAGGTCGAAACAGCCTGATCCGTGATGGACGAGAAGAACGTTCCCGCCACAGCGCCCGGCTTCAGGATGTCGCCCGCCGTCACGGTGATGGAGCTGCCAACATGGGAGATGAGAACGGAGTTCGCAATTCCCCACGCCACCACTGCTCCGTAACCGTTGATCGGGATATCTTCCGCAGCGACGCCGCAGAAGCCCTCATACGAGGCGGCAACGCAAAGAACGGCAGAAATGCCGTCAATGGACGCGCCAGCCTGAACGAGGTTCACACCTAAACCCGTGGTGATGGAACCGCCACCGTCCACGTTTTTGACCTGAATCTTGACGACTTCGGGGTCAGTCCGATTAAGTTGCTGAATTTGCATCTGATTTCTCCTTAAGAGCTAAGTTGCTGTGGCTTGGATGTGCCCCTCTCTCCATCACCACCGGCCCTCGGCGTCTTAGGCACTTTATTTGAACGTTATAACGAACGTTCCATTGGTCACAGTTGTCGTATATGGAACGGAGACCGTCCACGTTCCACTAGAGGTCGTGATTCGCGCCGGGATAATGTTTTCCGGGCTCGTGCTGTTGTTCGTGTAGAACTCAGCCGAAATCCCCTGGCCGCTGCCCGTCACAGTTCCGTTTGACGTATCGCTGGCCGCACCGGACCAATTCCCGCGCATGATATTGACCGACCCGTTGTTCTCACGAACGATGTTGCTTGTCGCAAAGGCCATGATCAGCCTCCTTATTAAGCAGCGTTCGAGTTCGAACGACCTAGTTTCCGGCGAACAGGAGTCGTCAAGGCATGGGCGAGAAGAATCTGGCCCACTTTGGCGTCCTGATTAGCCGGCTTCATGAATCCCGTGAAGATGAAGTCCGTATCCGAATTCACGTAATACTTGATCGCATCCGAATGAAGAACATAGATGACGCCGGAAGTCGCCTGAACCGACCAGATCCAAGGAATTTCCTTGAAGGTCAATTTGGTCAAACCGATATCCGCTTTGTTCGAGGTGTATCGGTATTGAGCAACCAGCGTTCCTTCATAAGCTTCGTAGGACGTTTGGTCGGAGATGAGGGCTTCAGGATTGCCGACGGGTTTCCGCTTGGACGTTGTGTTAACGACGTTGGTCAGCTGAGTCCGACCAACGCCAGCAGCCCAAGAACCGGCCGTCACTACGACCGACTGCCACCAGCTATTGGTGGCGCCGTTGATTTGGCCTTCCGTGCCAGAAGCAAGGACCAGGTTCGGGAGCGGCCGGATATCGTCGTCTCCGGGGTTGGTCCGGAAAATGTCTCTTTCCAGATCATCCCGCATGGACGATTCAGCCTCGTCTCGTTTTTCCTGAAGGGCGTCTTCAATCGCCCATTCGCCTTTACCAGCAACGCGCTCGGTAAAACCATCGATGGAGACGGTCCAATACTTCTGCTTCCAGCTCCATTGGTCGCGCGTTTTGTTGTCCTGCGGGGTCACGCTCATAGCGGCATAGCGGCTATAAGAACCACCCGAGGTCGATTTCGCGTATTGAATTCCGTGAGACAGCGAAGCGCCGCCGCGCTTGCGCTCTTTGGCGGTTCCGTAGAACCATCCCAGGGCCGTGTTGTCATTAAAGATGTTGTCCTTAATGCCCGGGATCATGTTGGTCATCGCCAGCGTCAATGTTTCATCAACGTTGCCGGGACCGTAAGTCAATAATGTCGGTTGCGACATAATTTAAGCCTCCTTTATTAATCTCGGGAGACCATCACGTTCTTTCGGGCAAGTTCCAACGCTTCTCGGGCTGTTTTCGGGCGCTTTTCGGTCACAGAGAGAACATCCGCACCGGAATTTGACGGCGGGAGGCTTCCGTTCAGCGCTTTCGCCTGAAGTCGCCCCATCCCCGCTTTCTTTCCGGCTTCGAATATTTGGTCGTAGACCTGTTTCATCTGCTTATAACCGTTCGCCAGCTTTTCCTGCGGCGTATTCCCAGAGGCCAACTCCACGCAGGCGCGAAGCAAAGAAAAATCCTCCGCTTTGTCCCCATCCTTCACCTGGCCGATCATAATCTGGTTGAACTGATCGAACTCGGGATGAAGTTTTTCGCCTTTTTCGTTGACCGCTTCCGCGAACGCTTCTGTGATCTGGCTAAGCTCTGACATCTGAAGCTTCTGGTTGATTTCCTGAAGCTTCTGCTTCATCTGAGCCAATTCCGGATCGCCCTGCTGCGTCTGCGGTTGCTGCGACTTCTGGACATATTCGTTCCATTGACGAACGAACTCCTCCTGCGTCGCAATCTGATCATACAGCTCCGCTTTTGCCCTCAAAGACTCGGTGGACTTCGCCACTTCGGATTTGATGGTCTCTGACAGCTTCCCCGTCTTCTCTCTGTAATCGCGCAACATGCTGTCGTAGTGCGCTTTTACTTCTGGAGGCAATCTGTTTGGGTCAACGCCCTTAAACAGGTCTTCGGTGGGTGCCCCTCCTTGAGCTTGTCCGCCGGTGCCGCCGGTTCCATTGAGCGCCGCCGCAGGTTCCGTTGCCGGATTGTCCGCGACCATCGCTGCTGGATTATCGGTCGATAAATCATTCATTCTCGTTTTCTCCCTTTTAGCCTCGTATGCTTCCTAAAGCTGTGATGATTCCCTTCCGCTTCTTTCTAACTTCGTCGTTCACCAACGGAGACGGAACGGATTTCGCTCGCTTCCCTGGGTTGATCGACGGAAATGGGGGGCGCGGTTCCGGGTCGGAAATGAAACTTCCGTGCTTGCCCGGCGTAAATGTGTAATTCTTCCCACCAAAAACGACGCGCTTGCTATTCGGCATGGCTTAACACTTCCGGCCTTTCTTCTTAGGCATGTTGCTGTGCCTCCTTTATGATTTTGAGATAAGCCTGCCGACGAACGTCTCGTCCCATGCTTTTCACACGCGCCAAAGCCTGACGGACCTGCTCTCGGCTGTCGACGCGCGGCGTCTCCGCCACAAACTCACGAGAACCGCGAATCGTATCGCCGGCCTCCTGCAATCCGCGCTCTTTCAGGTATTGCGCTTTCTGACCGCGCGACAAAAACGTTCGTGGCTTCCCATCCGGCCCATCGGCCAGGTTTTCCTCTGGTTTCCCATCCCAATAAACATCAGGAAAATTCACTCTTCCGTGGCGGCAATACCGGCAAAACCTCTGAAATCCTTTTTTCTCGACGACAACCGCCATCCCGTATTCCGTATCCCAATTTCGCTCCATCATGCAGCCGTCGCAAACAAACGTCATCGCGCTGATCCGTTGGCCGTTGGTTTTGGGTCCGGTTTTTCCATCTTCTTCATTTGCGCCCGGCCCACGGGTCCGATGAGGGCATCTTGAAGCGTAATTTCCGTCTCAGCTGCGATCTGCTGAGCTTGCGCTTGCCGTTTTTCAGCCTCCGCCAACGTTTTTTCGTCGTCGATGCCCTGCTGCCCTTGCGCGTTCGCCTTGGCTTCCTGAATCTGCGCCATCTCCGCGTCAAACGCTTCCTTCAGACCCTTAATGTCGTAGCCTTCCAGCATTAGTTGAATCAACGAATAGAGGAACGGCGAAACAGCGCCCTGGGCCACGGCCGGCGCCACGCTGGTTAGGACAATTTCCAAGACCTGCATTTTTGTTTGCTTGTCCAACGGCAACGTGGACCCCGCCTTTACTTCCACGTCGTATTCCCCTGCAATATCTTGTGGCGTAAACGTCACCTGGCCGGTGGCCGGGTCAAAATTTTCCCCAAGCGCTTCAATAATCTTTTCCGGAAGCTCTCCCGTAATCTTCACAACCTGCTCAAAATCGAAATTGCCCTTCAGATGCGCCATCATGTGCCGCGCAATGTTCTCGCAATGCGTCTCCAATCGGTCCACCTTGCGATCCTGCCGGCTTCGCGTTCCCTGCTGCATAAGTTGAAGCTCGCCGATGGTCCGCGTGTTGGTTTTGGTCACGCCGCCACGCACAAATTCAGGCTGGCCGTTGATGTTGCGCTTGATTCCCTGAAGGCGGTCCATGAGGAGATAGAAATCCGTCGGAAGTTGGCCGAAATCGGCAAACCGGAGGTCGTCGTTCCCCACCTTTCCGGACACTTGGATGATTGCGCCATCGTCACCGCGCTCGAATTTGTCGAGAGCGTTTTCATCAAAAGTGATGTTGTTCACAAAGGCCTGGCGGTTCCAACGCTTAGCGTGGTTGATCGCCATCGCCATAAGAACCATCTCTTCCAGAATCTGGGATTCCCATGGAGAAATGGCCGACATCGGTCGGGAAGATTCCGGAACGGCGAAATCCCAATACATAAGGAAAGGAAATTCGGTGAGATACTCGGGCCAGGGCTTGGAGGGCTCTAAATAACGATCCTCCAACCCCTCGGCGATGAGACAAACCTTTTTGGTTTTCAGATCCCAGATCTCCCAAAGGATCGCCACCTTGATATCGTCCTTATAGGAGGCTTTTTTGTAGCTATCCTCGTCCACGTCCGGACTCGGGCACCCTTCCAGGCCGGCCGCCGCCTTATACGCCGCTTTCACCTCGTCCAACGGCCGGACAATCCGCTGCGCCATCCACTGGCAATCCAACGGCGGGCGCTTGGAGCCGATATTCCAGACAACATCCTTCCAACTCAGCCATTTGGAGAAAATCTTGTCGGTCGCCGGGTTATAGCCAACCTTGTGCCAGGAATAGCCGACCAGATCCTTGTCGATGATCTCGTATTCGATCTCTTCCTTGGTTTGCAAGTGGCGCCAGTAATAATTAAGAAGGACTTCCCATAACGCCGCACCTTTGACCGTTCCCGCCTCGGCGTTCACAGATATATAAGGATCACGGTTGTAAGTCGTGGCAATGTCCGCCTGAACGTAGGCAAACACCTCATTAATAGGAGGGACGGGAACTTGCTTTTTGCGGGTGTGAAACACGATCCCGTAGTTCCCCTTGTATTCCTTGACAAACCGCTTCGCCCCGGAGTCCTCCGCCCATTGTTCCTGCGCTTTTTTGGCGATAGAAATGCGCTCATGCCAGAGCTTCACGTCCCTGGCCTCCGACCGCTTGCGCGGTTTCTCTTCTGTGTAAATGTCACCGGCCATAATCAAAAAATCCTTGGAATGGTCTCATGTTCATCTGCGCCCGCTGCACCGCCCGATCCCAATCGTCCTCCCGGTTCACGGTTTGTTGCGATCCGGGATGAAGCAGCGGCAGGCACATCGCCATGGCGTCGATCAAATCGTCGTGTTTCCCCTTCGGGAACGTCTGAAGCTCGATTTCCAAATCCTTCCCCCTCATCCACGCCGCGTGCTGGACCGTCCCGTTCCGGTAGAACGGCTCCATGCTCTTGATCCGGTTTTCTTTCGTGCGCTCCGGGCCCGTTTTAATTTCTTCGATCGGGAAATATTCGCGGCGCTTTCGCATTTCGTCTTCGCAGGCGAGCTTAAGGGTGCGCTGAAATCCGTTGACCTCCATCCCCACTGTGTGTGGTCGCCATTTGTCGCGCATACCGAAGACATTGTTGACGACGTCGTGAGGCTTCCAGTGTCCCCGGAGGTAGTCAAGAACGTAAAGTCTCCACTCGTGATCCATCCCGAGCACGACGATGGCGGTATAGTCCGCTTGTCTTTGCTCAGAAATCGCAAGATCCACCGCCATAGCCACATAAAGTCCCTCCGGTCTCTGATGCCAGTATTTGAACATCTCGGGCTTAAACAGCTGGCTTTCCGACGACATCGGTTCATTCAGATACTGCGCCGAAAACTCGTCCAGCGGCATCGACGTTTTGATGAACTCGATGTAATCCATGCAGTAAGGATCGTCCGTCATCACCCAATCCTTCTTCACCGGGTCAAACCGCTTGGCGAACTTCTTCGGAAAAATGAGCCGGTTGCGACCGCCTGCATCCGGCTCGTAAACTTTGCGAACCATCACGTCGTAGTAGCGGAGTTCCTTCTCCATCACGTCCGAAAACGTGTCGTCCAGGTGCCACCGCGTTAGGTTTTCTATGACCATCCCGCCAGGCTCCAGGAGGTTGATCATGCTGCGGCGAAACCGCTTCGCCTTCTCCCGCTGCTCCGGGGTCTGGCTGTTGTTCAGCCCCATCAGGTCGTCCAAAATGATCACGTCGTAGTGGCCGCCGGTCTGCTCCGTCTCAATTCCGGCTGTCCGAATCGTCGGCTCCTTCAACGGCTTGGTTCTCTGCCGGACAATAATCTCGTCCTCGTTCCACTTCGCC